CTTTGATAGTCACATTACTAAATTTAGCAAGAGACTTTACAATCTCTTCTAATTCTTTACGTTCTGTGTCAGAGACAGCATCCACACCTTCGTTACGAGCTTTCTGTAACAACTCCACCTTACCATAGAGGTCATGTTCCATAAGCTCGGCTATGTCTTCCACCATTTCTTCTTGACGCTTCTCCCCAGTGTATTCAGACATGTCTTTTCCGTAGCCAAGCATATCGGCTAGGAATTTAGCGTCCCCTTCCCACATGTAAAAGAAGCGTTCCAGAAAGTCTTTCATAGACAGCTCTACGACCACATCTGTTGCTTTCGTAATGAGCGTCTTATACATATTGGCCCCACCACCCTGTTCACGATGCACTAATGCTACATGTGCATTCGCTCCAGAGAAATCGAACTTGGTTAGTTTCTTTTTAGCCTTATCCATCTAGTGTCTCCACGTTAGCCATACAGCCTACAGACAATCCGTTCCACTCTCCGTCCTTAACACCTTGCCAGAGAGCATCATCAGCAAACTTCCACGTCTGTAACCAACTACCTGCTGGTACACGCTGATCCCCTAGCTCAATATCTACAGGGATTATGTATGACTCAACAATCTTGGCTGTACCTTCGTCCACCATAACAAGATGACCTAGATTTGCTTTCATGCAATTCTCATAGAAGTTGTAGCAAGCATCCTCTACAGTGTCTCGGTCATAGAAGTCGCCATGTGCATCAAAATCAGACGTGTCTGACATAGCTTTGAGCACAACAAATGTAGCCATACGTTTTTCTGTATTGACTGCCTTCACAACTTCAACTTGCTTAGTGTCACCAAAGTGTTTCTCAAGGAATTCGGAGAAGGCTTTAATCATGTTGTCTTTATCAATCATTACGCTTCTCCTTGATAGTTTCCGTCAAGAGCTTTCATCAGATTGTCCACTAGGGCATCATCCTGTTCAACCAACTCCTCTGGAGATGCTGTAGCAGCCTCCTTGTTAGCGTTCTTGGTCATACCAATTCGTTGAGATATTGCCTGATGGACATTGACAGGGGTATCCAAGAATGTACTGCTGTCGTCACGCTCTGGTAGATCAGCACGTTTACGCAATGCGTTTTCTAGTGAGGCGTCAGCAACAATATAACTGGAAATATTTTGTAAGTAGCCACCAAGATCAGCCAGACTAGCTGCCCCAATTGGCTTATGTACCAGCTTACATGTACGTGTATCATCCCAACCATTCATCCGATACAATGTCGGAATAGCCTTACGGTTAAACTGTTCAGCAATGATCTCTAGATAAGCTTCTAGTGTTTGGATGAATGTGCCAATCTTGTTATCGGACAATGCAAACGAACCGCTTGAGCTACTCCCCATCAGAATGAAGTCTGACAACATACTCTGTGCAATACGGTAGTCGTAACGCTCAATCACTTTAGATGTGTCAATTGAACGTGTGCCACGGCTTGCAACTAGATCGAAGTTGAACAACTCTTTATTGGATGTCTCATCCGTATCACTTGGCAAGAACAAGCAAGCCTGTTCATTATTACGTACGTTAGTACCAATACGGATGAAGTCTTGGAACACTTTATAGCGGTCTGGATCTTCTTGAGGATCAGCCATGAAGTATTCCATTGGGATACGGAATACAGGCAAACCATTCATTTCACGCTCAATGCCAACAGCTTCGTAATACTCTAGCTTGGTTTTCTTGTCCCAAGCGTAGTAGGCATTCTTTAGAATAGAACGTCCGAGAGGATTGTTCCGTTCAGAGTCAGTGCGGAAATGTAGAAGTCGTGAATAAGGGATTGAAATAGATGTCGTAGCTTTCTGTGTGAATCCTGCTAGATTAGCTGGACACTGTTTGATCTGATCAAGATTGCCTCGCTCATCAAACTTAAAGCCAGAGATTGTTTTCTGTGATCGGGAAGGAAAATCCTTCCAGATGAAATTCCCTTTATACACTTTGTACGTGGGTTCGTGAAAAGAGAAACCGTATTCAATGAAGGATAGAATATCTGCTACCACTTGATCCCAAGATCGTGCCATACGCATGAATAGTGCGTCACGGAGGATGTCGGCTGTAGCTTTGTCTTCATCTGTAGCATTAACACCACCAACAGGCTCAATGTCCCATTCCACCTTACGAATATATTGCTTAATCATCATAAGGGAGCCTGACACCAATGGATCAGACTTCATCTTGTCGAATGTTGTTAATGAATGAGGCCAGCGTAGTTCTGGTGCTAATTCATCATCGACAAGATTCTTTGTGGTGTAACGTAGTCCGGTTCGTCCAATTTCACGAGGAATTGTGGCTCGTTTATCTGCCATTGTTTCCTCCGAAATAAGGAGGGGCGAATAAGCCGCCCCGTTTGATTGATTACATAGTAGAGATATGATATGTACGTGTCAATAGTTTGACACTATTTAGTTTAAAGTGTCAAGTTTTTGACGGGATTGTTTTGGCTAGAACATTCTGCTTGCAAACTCGTTCATTTTGGTTAGGGATGGGATTTTGAATTTTTCGGGGAGTTTTTTGCCGGAGATTAGCCAGTTGTAGCTATCACCTGTAGCATCCCAGATATCGTCTTTTTCGTGGCGTTTCGTTCCTGTAAATCCTTCCATATCAGCAAGCCACATCTTGTTCCATTCCCCTTCTACCACACACACCATTCCGTTTTCAGATGCGTTTGAGAATGGGAGTCCCCTGTCTATCTTGCTTCCCCTTGCTGGGTGCTTCTTCACCTTATAGCCGCTCATAATCAAAGGACGCGCATAAGATTCAAATGCTACTTTTCCCGCAGCAGATGGGTCGAGTGGCAACCCTATAAATACGTGTTTACCGTCCAATTCGGCATATCTTTGCATCGCTCTTGCAACACCTGCTGGTCGCTCCCTGAACTTGTCTGCATGTAATACATAAACATTACCATCTTCACCAAGTCCCATCATAACACACGCTGTATAGTCAGGGTTAGGATTCGCCTCTGACACGACGCTACTTGCCAAATCATAACATCGAGTCACTTTAACTAGCTTAGGAACATCCTTACGTTTTACAAAAGAAACCCAGTCGCGTTTAAAATAACCAGACGCTTCGGGCACAGCAAACCAATTGCCGTACAAAAGTATCTCTCGATCTGTTCGGTTAAGGTTTTTAAGCGCAGTTAGATAGTTTGGTTGCATTTTGACCAAAACTGGATTGTCTGCAATTGACGCCGATAAAAAAGTGAACGATATTGGGTCACAATCGTTACCGTGCTTGGCTTTCAACTCATAAGGATCTTCTGCCCAATCCATATGACCATCCGCATCAACTACAAACCACCTAATTTTTCCAGACTTACTTGTATCAGCATACCCATCTGGCGTGAGATACCACCCTACAAAATCAAGTATCCACGAGTCAGGTTGAGGGTTCAGTGTGCATTTTATGAAGGAGTTACCTTCAGCATTAGAACGTAGACGTGACAGCAGGTACATAAACTGATGCCGACTAAACTGACCAAGTTCATCGAAATATATGCCTGAATATTCTAGACCTTGGTGGTTGTAAACGTCTTTGTCTGTGTCAAGATATGAGTATCGACAAGTTGCCCCAGACGGGAAATCTATTCGCATCTGAGACTGCTTAACCTCAGCACCTATCTTTTTATACAACGCGGAGGCTTTGGTGAATACGCCACCCGAACCTCGTAACTGAGTTGATGTTTTACGGAACACAATACCGTCCCAATTAGGATCAGATATGTGTTGGAATACATCGTAAAGTAGGCCCATAGTTTTAGCTGAGCCTGCTGCAAATGTTATCTTACATTTCTGTAAGTGTCGGACTATCTCATCATCCCATAAGGATGCCGGACGCTAGTGGCGTATTACTTGGTACGCTTACCAACCCGCCTAGTCTCTGCAAGTTCCTTCTAAGATCGTAGAAGGCTTCTCTCAGGATTACCTTCGACATTACTCGTTAAGGCTTCCCTGATTTCATCCGGTTATTCGACAAGCATTACTGCTTGAAGGGGCCATTACTTTAACCCACCATAAAAGGTAATCATCGCGTTGTGGTGCGATAATAAGAACTCGTTCTGTTTAGGCAGTGGTCTGATTACGTTTGGATCAGTATAGGGTGTAACATCGAAATCAGACACATCTATGTTTGCAATTATATCTTTAATGTGTGGAGTTGTCTGTTGTTCTTCCATCACCCCTCCTTAGTCGGAAATACAATAAGTGCATCGGGTTCATCCTCTTCATGATACTCTGCCTTATGATCTTCAAGGTATCTCTCAATACCCTTCTCCTGAATCTCAGGGTTCTTTTTAATCTGCTCCTCAAGCCCCGGTGTAAACACATGGATCTGATATTTAGATTCTTCCTGATCACCCTCAATCTTATTAGGCTCCCAATCACCATCAGAGCCAATCTCAACAGGTTTCAAGTTTGGAACCAATTTATCAGACAGATATTTGGCAATAGATAGCTTCTGAGCTAGTGTAATCTCTTTAGGATTCTTCACACCATACTTACGTAGTGTTCCAACATCCGACATCAACACTGCGGTTAGCATCTCAACCGGACTGGCTCCCATCTTGTCACAGACATTCTTAACAGTTATTCTCGATGTGGAATTTCTTGGCCTCCCTTGAGGGTTGCCTCCTTCACCATCAGTCCATTTCAGATTACCACGCGCCTTACCATTCACCTGATCCACGGCAAAATTCAGCACCTTAGGATCTCGCGCATTCTTCGTGAAATACACTCTCCCATCAGGATGTTCTGGATACTTATCTGTAGGCGGCATACGTGCTTGCCACCATTGTTCACCTTGCCAGAATACAAACTTGCTGATTACATCTTTAGCCAAGCCCATCTGCTTACCTACATCCATCTCTTGCATGGTGATGTTATCAGGGAGTTCTTCTGGATAAATATGATTCTTTTTCTTTGTCATCTTGTCACACCTTTTAAAAAAGAAAGCCTGCTGGACATTCTCTGGTGAACATCCGAAACAGGCTTGTAGGAGGAATCTACATACGTAAGTATGCTTGTTATATTGAATGCACAGGAGGATGTGCGTTGGAGGGAATGTTATAAAACACTATTAGTGGAATCTCTCAAGTTGATGTGCTGAAGATACCGGAGGAATAATATCAGCAGCACTCCACCTACCACTATCGCTTCTACAGTGCGTTCCACCTAAGCCGTAGCACTGGAGCATTGCCACACAAGAGAGATTCCCTGATAATGTCTTTGAAGAATGGTGCGGACGAAGGGACTCGAACCCTTAAAACTCAGTTTCTAAGACTGATACGTATTCCAATTCCGTCACGTCCGCGATGTTGGTCTGCGAGGCAGGACTCGAACCTGCGGCGTCCCAGTTCCAAGCCGGGGTGTCTACCAACTGACTTACTCGCAGAGAGTGCCAGCAGCCGACTGTGCACTCACAATCCTTATCTGGCGTTATCCTTGCGGAGCTGCTAGAGCGTCAACGAGGCACAGGCTCTCGACTCCGTAACTTTCCTGTGCTGCTAATTTGTCTCCTAGATCCGTATAACCAATTAACATTAGGTCACTAGAAATTGAGCTGGAGCATCATCCTGTAAGTCCCTACACAAACAAGACAATCCGACTTACCCATATCGGCACGGAGATACTTAATAACACACTGATTTGAGCTGATTGCTTTGCTGTATCAATTCATCACAATCATTTATGAACACTAGGGATTATGTGTCCAGAGGCTTAGTGTGTATTCTGATTAGTGAGCCTTTTGAATCCATGCTCAGGGATACGGCCCCAAGGGTAGAGACCAGAACGGTAGCGAATCATTCTGGTCATTGGGATCTTTTTGAAGCGTTCCCTGCCTCATTGATACTATAGTAGAGATATGGTTTATGTATGTCAATAGCAATAACACTTACAATAACTACTTGTATCCGTTATACACATCCTCTACGTACCGGAATGTCGTGTCCAGAGTCGCTTCAGATAACTCTGTCTCAAACTTGTCCTGATAATTCTCGGTCAGGATATACGAAGGGGCCATATCGAAGAACAGGTGTCCAGCCACATTTGACAGATCAGAGTTCATATCACGAATACTTCGTAGACATGTGTTACAGAGATCCTCTTCCTCTTTCTTCGGGAATCCTTCGATCACTGATTCCTTTGTCACTGAATCCACTGTTGTGAATGTCGTAGCAGGTTTCTTTCGCTTATACCCAACGTAGTTATTACATGCTTTACAATACATAAATCATTTCTCCAATACTTTTACACGGGAATGTCTTCCTAATTTATTTTGTTTAAATATCCTAGCCAGATACACAGGCTAAACACTTTGCCTAGACATCCCACACCAGATGTCTCAATCACACAGACTTACACAACACATAGGACAGTTATACTCTAGTAGGAAAGTGATGTCAATAGTAATCACAATGTATTTGTGTAATCTTACTAAGATTCATTGCTAAGATTCTTTGCTAGAGGTTTTGTTAGGATGTTTAGACTAAAATTCTAGGCTGGATGTCTTGACTAGAGATCTTGTCTAGAATTCTAATCTAGATGTTTAGCCTAGAGTCTAGTCTAGATATCTAGTTAAGATATAATATTAGTAATATGTATATATGTTATTAGTATTTATATTAGCTAATATATCTTGTTAAGAATTCTAGTCTAGATATCTTGACTGGAGTGCCTGTCGGCAAGACTACATCTTCACGAAACCCTTGTCAATACCATTTTCAAAGATTCTTTAAGATTCCTTGTGATCACCATCTTCTTGCTTTCCTGTGATCCATCGTGCTATGATTCCTGTCACTCTTGTGTTCAGTGATCTGGTGCTACGCACCGAAGTATTTGAACAAAAGGTATTGACAATACATCCTGACAAGAGTATCTTACTCAAACACACACAGACAAACATATGGTTCGGTACACTAAATAGAATTTAAGCGAGGTTACTATGATAGACGTAAGAGCACATCTTAGAGATCGTTGGAGGCATATGCGTGAGAGGACGTCTGGCGATCCAACTCGAAGAGATTATAAGTGGTATGGCAACACAAGAGTGTGTGACGAGTGGTTAGATTTTGAGAACTTTTACACTTGGGCGATAGATTTAGATTTTTTAGGAAAGCAGTTAGACAAGGATTTACTTGGGGATGGGACTCTATACAGCCCAGACACTTGTGCGTTTATGATGCCTACAACAAACGGTTTCATCAGAGAGTTTAAGGACGAGTCCAAGAGAGGTGTAGAACAAGTTGGTGGAAGTTTCTATGTGAATATTCTAAACTCTGTCACTGGAGTGAAAGAGTATCTTGGGTCGTATAGGAACCTAGAGGACGCTAGAGCTGCATATGTGATGCGGCGCGGGTATATAGCAACACTGTTGGCTGATATTGAGACGGATAATAGGGTTAAAGAGGCGTTGATTAAACGATTTTACAAAGACCCTGACACACTACCGTTACATGTTGTGTTGCGTGTAAGCGAGATGGTAGAAAAGAACAACTACTGAATATCAGGAGGTACAGATGGGCATGATCGAACACATGCAATACGAGCTGAAAGCAGCCAAGACATCTCTGCTTAAACTTGAGAAAGAATTACAGGAACGTGATGTTGTTATCAGTGACCTAAAACGAAAGAATCTCTTGCTACAAGAGCGTGTAGATAGGTTGCACCAAGCAATGCAGACGAGAAGCTACCTAGAAGAGCTTCTGAGCCGTTTTGCAGACGAGGAGGTACGTTCGGATGGGTGACATGAAAAAGCGCGTAAAAGCTCTTGCAGACACCTTGTACGAGTTCTCTGGTCAAGACTTCACTGACCGTAGTGTTCAGAAACACTTTCAGTCACGATTGATGCTGATCTTGAGACAGATGCAATCAATGGGTGTGTACGTAACACTGCCTGAATTCTCTGGCTATGATAACTTCGGCAGACCTGTTAAGGCAGTGTTCGATGGCGTACACTTTGAGATGGAAAGCACTTATCCTGAGTATAAGATCCAGATGGCTTATTTTGATGGAGTTGAGTTATGAGCGCGTATGATAAAATTGTAAGGCGTCCTGCTGAGCGTAAGTGTTATTGTAGAGGGTGCGACATCGCGATAAATAAAGGGGAGGAGATGGTGTATACATATACCCATCGAAACAGAGGACAGTCCATAATCTTTTGCTTAAATTGCGCAGTCCTGATAGGTGACTTGGGACATGGTGTTGAAAATGACCAAATGCAATGATGAAATCCTGTCCTTGAAATGGAATCGTTGTGATAGTAAACTTGAGCCACCTGAGACTGTTGTATGGGTATTTACGTCAGACCTTGTGATCAGAAAAGGCTTGCGTAAGGGCTACAGCAAGAGTTACAATGGCTACGATTACATTGATGCAGAATCTGGTGAGAAGTTGGGCAAGGCTCTGTATTGGGCATATATTTGAATTGGAGGATTAGTTATGAACAGACATGTTGAAGTAGATCTTGAACTTTCACATTTCTCAGAAGAGAATGGGTGGGCAGTGTCTGCCACAGAGAAATATGTACAGGAGCTTGAGTCAGAGGTAGAGCGGTTGCGGGATCAGTGTAATCACTTAGTGGAGAAGTTCAAATCTGATATTGAAGTGTCGTATGAAAAGCGCAATAGCGCAGAGCAAGAGCGCGATCAGTTGAAGGCGCGTGTTATTGAGCTTGAGGAGTGTGTTCGCAATGGGAATTAAGAAGCCCGTTTACGGGGTAGGTATTAACGATTGCACAAGTCCAGTTGAGATTAACAAGGTTAACCCCGATGGGTCTCGATATAGATGGAAGTGCCCATTTTATCGCAAATGGTCAAGTATGCTGGCTCGCTGTTATTCGGAAGTTGAGCTTGCGAAGCACCCATCATATTTAGATGTAACTGTTTGCGAAGATTGGCGAATCTTCTCACGCTTTAAAAGCGGGATGGAAAATCAGGAGTGGGAAGGTAACGAGCTGGACAAGGATGTTATCAACCCAGGGAGCAAGGTCTATTGCCCTGAAAACTGCGCGTTCATACCTATGTCTCTGAATAAGTTCCTGACAAACATCAATCAAGAATTCACGGGGGTGGCGTGGCATAAGAAAACAAAAAAATTCAGAGCTCAGTGCAACAACCCGTTCAGCGGAAAGCGCGAACATATTGGTTACTTCCACGACAAAGAGAGCGCCCATGCTGCATGGGTTGAAAGGAAGGCAGCCATTGCTATCGAGATCGCAGAATCGGGCTTAATCAAGGATGAGAGGGTTGTTTCTGCGCTGCGTAGCCGGATACCTGAATACATCAACCAACTTCGCCAGCAAACCAAGGAGGTGCAGTCGTGAAATTCAAAGAATACTTCGGTGTCAATTACGAATTTTCGGAGCCTGAAGACCTGATACTACAGGTTAAGGCCATGATCCTTGCGGAGAGTCTGAACAGCGCTGAGAGAGATACGCTGAACCGGGCTTGGGACACAGGCCTTATGGAGTCCGGTGATACTCCGAGCAAAACGGGACGTGCCTCGCTTGTCGAGAAAGGTATTCTGTCGATCAACAGCTGGGAGGGAAACGACTACGCATTCAGCGTAACCTATCCGCTTGGTTACCATGTATTCCGGGCGCTTTCGCTGGGCTGTCGTCACCAGCAACCCAAGGAGGATAACGATGAAATCCTCTCACTCAAATGGAATCGTTGTGATAGCAGGCTAGAGCCTCCTGAGACAACTGTGTACGTGTTCACATCCATGCTTGACATTCGTCGGGGTAAGCGCCTACACTACTCATCAGCATATCACGGCAATGATTACGTATGTGCTGATACGGGAGAGAAACTTGGACGATGCCTTTTTTGGGCATATATTTGATTAGGAGGAATCATGAGCAATGAAACGAAGTGGACGCCGGGTCCGTGGGAGTGTAATGCGAGCGCGTTCATGTCGGATCACAGTGATACACGAACATATTTTGTCGTAACTGGCAAAGGTCTCGCAGGCAGAGAAAAAGCCAACGCACAACTAATCGCCGCAGCGCCTTATCTTTATGAGGCGCTAAACAGCCTAGTACAAGAGATGGACATGGATGGTTTAAACTCTGGTACTACGTATGGCCCGATGATCTATGATGCTATACAAGCCCTAGCTAAAGCCAGAGGAGAATAACAGTGCCAACTAAAAACACAACAGACATCATTCGTGATTTCTTGTCACGAAAAGATCCGCTTACAGAGCTTAACAAGATTCGTAACGTGCTAGACGTGATGCGTGATGACGCTTATCTAGCCACCACAGGTGGGCTTGATCTAAGTCTTGGCGAGCTGCATTCCATGCTGGATACATCCACACACAACCTAGACGAAGTGATTGAGTTTATGACAGCTATGCAAGCAGAGGTGATTGCTGATATGCAGGCTGATGATGTTTCAATTGAATTTATGAAGGTGCATTGATATGATTCTTGGCCCAATTCGTAACATTGATAATTATCGTGATCTATCTGATACAGATGTGATCGACGTTCTTGTGCGAGATAATCTACAAGAGACCTATTGGCTACGGCGTGAGGTTGGTTTTGATCCAGACGCTTTTGACGAAGCCTTGCTTGAGGTGATTCGCTACTACAGCACTGAGCCAGAGTTTGAGCAATTCTTGAAGGAGATTGATAATGACAACTAAGAGTGGATTCATCTTTTCAAGACGTTCTCTGAACAATCTGTACGGAGTGCATCCTGAGCTGATTCGTATCACCTACCGTGCCCTAGAGCTGTCTGAGGTAGACTTTGCTGTGACAGAGGGGTTGCGTACAAATGCTCGTCAGCGAGAGCTTGTTGAGCAAGGCAAGAGTCAAACCTATCGCAGCTACCACATTCCTCGCTTTGGTGATGATTACGGACGTGCTGTGGATGTTGCTGCATACGTTGGTGGTAAGATTAGTTGGGAATGGGAGTACTACGAAAAGATTGCCAAAGCATTCAAACAGGCTGCTGATGAGATGGGCTACAAGATCACTTGGGGCGGTGATTGGGAATCTTTCAAAGATGGCCCACACTTCCAGTTGATGCGAGGTGATGAATGACCGGTATGACAGGAATATGGCTCACCTATGCTGTGACTAACATCATGTGGCAATTCATTCTGAATATGTTTATTAAGGATGGATTTGTTCACGGACAATTGAGGATGAAGCATCCTGACGCATACAAGCGTGTTGTTGAACGATCTACAAGTCGGAGTGTTTCGATGGAAAGTGCGTTTAGGACACTAGCTACAGTGGGGATGAATGTATACGCCTTGCCTATTGCGCTGATTGCTAGTATTCTGGTGCTGTTATTTCAGCAGGTTTAATTAGGAGGTAGTATTGTGAACGCACACGAGTTGAAAGCATTACAAGTACAAATTTCCAAAGCGAAGGCTGATGCGGAAATCAAAAAGGAAAATCTTAAAGTTGCTAACCAAGAGTATAACCAGATACTCGAAAAAATAAAAAACCTTGAGACACGTCTGAAGGAAGCTTCGACAGAACCTCTTGTAACAGAACATGCGTTACTGAGGTATATTGAGCGTGTATATGGAATTGACTTAGATGTTATCAAAGGCGACATCTTGACAGAAAATACCATACAGGCCATTAAGACATTAGGTAGTGGGAAGTATCCGATTGGTAGTGGATTAAAAGCTGTTGTAAAAGGCGGAAACGTAGTTTCTGTAGTAGACTGAGCAGGAGGAAATATGTATAAGAGTGTTGTAGATGGTAAAGGTGGAATTGTAGCACGAATTGTTGCTGACAGTGTGAGTGAGAATGGTAAACGCATCACTACGTTTGAACTTGAATATCATCGCTTCATTCATGCTGAGCTTCTAACACATAGGCTCTTCAGCAAAAACGCTATGAGTAGTCGAGCTGTACCAATCAAGAAGATGATTGAACAGGTTCGGAATAATCCAGCCACACCCATCCATTGGGGTAAGAACCAAGCAGGGATGCAGGCTGAGAATGAACTTGAAGGGCTTGCCCTAACATCAGCTAAGATGTCTTGGGAAAGAGCTGCGCACAAAGCATCTGTTGAGGCTGAGCACATGAACAACTACGGTGCTCACAAACAGATTGTCAATCGCTTGCTAGAACCGTTCCAGATGATGAAGACTGTACTCACTGCTACAGAGTTTGATAATTTCTTCTGGTTGCGGTGTCACAAGGATGCTCAACCTGAGATTAAAGAGCTTGCTGATTGTATGTACAAGGCGATGCAAGAATCTGAACCGGAGGTGTTGAAACAGGATGAATGGCACACCCCCTATGTACAACACGAGCGTGACTGGGATGGTGAACTGCGGTATGTCACCGGAAATTGTGATTTCGGTAATGATCCTGAAACAGCATTACGTGTATCCGCATCCTGTTGTGCTCAGGTGAGCTACCGTGTGTTGGATGATAGTCTGGACAAGGCGCTAGACATCTACGATAAGTTGGTTAAGTCTAAACCTGTTCATGCTTCTCCGTTCGAGCACCAAGCAACGCCTGTCAGTAATGACATTGACGGACTTTATTGGGATGATTGGAATAGTACTGAAGGCGTCACTCATCAAGACTCTTCAGGTAATCTTTGGTCAGGGAACTTCAAAGGATGGATTCAGCACAGACAACTTATTGAAGACAACGTGTGTAATAAGTATGACCCTAGCTGACATAGAGAATGACCAGCGTTTCCTGTTAGCAGCAGCTTATGCGTACAACACAGGTCACCAGTGGATCAGCGACCACATATACGACATGACAGTGAAATATATGCAGACTATGTGTGAGCGTTATCCTGATCTGTGGATGCAGTCTAGTGTGTACCCAGACGTATTCATCTCTGATGATGCTTGGACATACACTAGCCAGCACTTCCCGCAAGACGATGTTGTGAAAGGTTGGTACGAAGATTATAGAGCAAGGAATGGTTGATATAGAACATTCTGAGAACCCTGAGCAGAGATGCTTGGGGTTTTGCTTTGTCTGGAGTATTGACACAGGCATCTCGTGTGCTATGATTGCCTAGTATCTGAACAAGACATCTAAGGAGATAATTATGCAAGAAGATTACAAAACAGATAACCTGTGGTTTATGAAAGGTGATTGTCTTGAGAGGATGAAAGAGATTCCTGACGGTAGTGTTGATATGGTGCTGACTGATCCGCCGTATAATACGACTGCATGTAAATGGGATTCGATGATACCACTTGAGCAAATGTGGGAGCAACTGAAGCGAGTCATCAAGCCTAATGGAGCTATTGTGATATTCGGACAAGAGCCGTTCTGTTCGCTTGTGAGGGTCAGCAATCTAAAAGATTATAAATATGACTGGCAGTGGAGAAAGAGTCGTCCTTCTGGATTCACTAATGCTAAACTTAAACCATTGAAGGATCTTGAGACTGTAATGGTGTTTTCTGAAGGCAAAACAGCAAACGGATCTAAACAAAACATGCCATATTTTCCACAAGGTTTAGAAGATTGCGACATAGATTGGTCAAGACCTAAAACATATATGGAAGGGGATAGGGGTGTAAACCCATCACGTAAAAACAGTAAACTGAATAGAAAAATCACAAAAACTGGGTATCCTAGACAAGTGCTGGATTTTCCCAACAGTAACCGAGGGTTAATACACCCAACTCAAAAACCTGTTGAGTTGATGGAATACCTAATCAAGACATACACTGACGAAGGTGAAACAGTGCTAGACTTCACGTCAGGATCATTCACAACTGGTGTTGCTTGTGTTAATCTTGGTCGGAACTTCATTGGTATTGAGATGGACAATCACTACTACGACATTGGTACAGCACGTGTGTTGAAAACACTGGCAGAGATGGACGATAAGGAGAAATAATTGAAACGCTACATCTACACAGAATTTGATGGGGATGATTCCCGTGATGTAATTCTGACAGAGAAGGAAATCCTAGACTACTACTGGAAGTATTGGTCATCAGCACAATGGTCTGCTGGAGTTGATCCGATTGACATCACGCCAGAAGATTGTATTCTTGATTTCGTATTAGTACATTGGGCACAAGAGATTGATGAGGACACACATGATCAGCACTAAACAAATTAGCGAGCATAAATGGGGACGTGTCTGGGCATCCACTGAACCAACACATCGTAGCTACACGTTCAATCCAGACAAGATGACATACACTGTAACATGTATTGGAGATGGTTTTCGCTACCAACGTGTGTGGAACATTGATGAGACAAAGCCTGATAAAATGTATCAGCACAAACGTATTGATTATACATCCTGTCCACATCTGTTTGACTTGCTTTGGAGACGTACATGAAGAAAGTGTTGATCATTGTATCTGACATTGAATCAGCTTACACTGTCGAGGCTAAACGTGTTCGTGTTGCTTCGGCTGATTCTATGCTAGTGGATCTGGACAATGAGTGGCAAGCAACCATCCTTACAGGAGATGCGTTCTACAATGCTCTCACCAACAAGAAGATGTGTAGCTCACGATTTGATATGGTGGAGATTGATACCAACACCTTGTCAGACAACACCCTGTCATCATTGTTGAGCAAGGTGAATCCCGGCAAGACATCTTACGAAGAGTGGTTGCCGAATGCTCAGGTGAGATTCTACGGTGATGTAATTGGATATGACGGTATCCTTTACAGGGTAGATTTGGGCACATTGGTTACGGACGTATCCGATATGCTGGATGGATTGTTTGAACG